ATTACATCAAGTACCTTTCTGATGTCATCTGTCATAACATCTAATATAAATCTTGCCATTTCTAATTGTTTAATTGTTTATAAATGTCCTCCTATTCCCCACTCTTCGCATTTGTATCTCCATTCATGCTCTGCTTCTGAGTCCTCGTGTCCAGGATGGTCGTATAATCCTGTCCCACTAACAAACTCTGTTTCGTTTAGCTTGTGGTCTATGTCTTCTATCCACTCATCTTCAATAGATAGTATGTATTCATCAATCTTGTCTGCTTCAATAGTGTCAGGGATTTCTATCTCCAACTCTACAAACTTGTGGTATACACT